GTCAAAATCGAAAACTTGTAGAGATTAGATACCCCCTACCCCTAGCGGCGCTGGTGGGCGTTGCCCTCTCTGCTGCTCTTGGCCTTCAGCGTACCCGCTCGTCGCCTTCGCGCGTTCGGTACTTCGACCACCACTCAGTGATCGCTTGAATTGTTGCCTCTTGCGGGCGCTCGCTGTCTTGCCTAACCCGCTCAATGCACGTGCTCGCAGGCGTCTCTAAGACCACCACTCGCTCGGGTGACAGACGCTTGACCCAACGCTCCCTACCTTCCCGCTTCGGCTCACTGACAATGAACCATGCGCGGGGGCACCTAGCTGTGGCCAGCGATGCGAGTAGCCTGTGACGCTCTGCCAGTGCTTGCTTGAGCCAATGGAAGCGATCCCAACTATGCATCCCTTGGCCACTCATCCCAGACGCAATCACGTCCAGGTCGATAACTATATCGGCAGGGCCAGCATGATCCCGCACATAGCGGCTTTTGCCCGATGCGGGCGGGCCGCATACGACCACTAATGGCACGGCGGTGGGCAATAGGGCATCGCGACCAAGCCACGGTTGACGACCGCCCTCTTTGGCGGTTTTGACCCGGTGGCAGGGCTCGCATATCGGTTGCAGGTTGTTTTGATCGTCTGTCCCGCCAACTGACTTGGGCCGAACATGATCAACCTGCGTTGCTTTCGTGTACCTGTCCAGTGCTCGGCAGGGGCGGCACCATGGCTCGTTGCTCAGGACCAATGCCCTCAGCTTTTGCCAGTGTGAGCCATACCCTCGCTTGCTGGTCGTCTCTGTTGCTGGCCGTTGCCATGCGACAGGCTCTTTCCAGTGCAGCGGCCTATGCTGCGGGGGCTTGGTAGGAATCTCTAATAAACCAACCGCTGAATAGGGGCGGCTCTTCGATATCGACAACCGTTAAGCACCCGAGCGGGACACTGCACTGCAGTGCTTTCCGTGGCGGCCACTTGATCCGCCACATTTGCATCCGAAGATGAAAGTGAAATTCATCAGTAACGGGCCACTTCTCGCCGCAGCCGCTTGCCTTCACCCGCTGTGTCTCAGCGACAGTTAAACTAATGTACGCCTCATAGCACCACGTCTCACGCGGCCCCTGAACCACAATCGGGCCGCGCACCGCAGTCTCGCCGTTAGGCAAAAACACGGCACTCGCAATGTGCCAATGAATCTTAACCCCGCCCTCTCGCCAGAAGGAGTAGAGCGTGTTTTCTAGGCCGCTCATGCGGCAGCCTTGTCGGCTTGGTGGGCAATCTGCCTAACTGTCATTTCGTCCACCGCACGCCAGCCTGACAGGGGCGGGCTGTCGTCCGTGTGGAACCAGAACCTGTGTTCCAGGTTGCGCCACTGGCTCGCATGAACCGCGCATTTGGCCCATTCAGCCACACTCTGCACTGAGGCAGGGCCGGGGCCGAAGGCCGGGGCGAAGTGATTGGCTAGGGCCAACTCACACACCAGCAAGTCATCCGAATCGGTAACGACGCACGTTTCTTCGGGGCTGTAGTAGCCCGGCAGGTCGCTGTCAGTGGTGCCTTGGAATGTCGCGCTCTCTTCGGTCGGCACCACCAGGTAGGGGTGCAGGGCGAAGGTGCGGGCGATCAACTGTGTCTCGTCGCCCCATAGCATGGTGTAGGGCATCTTGTTGAACCGGGGCGCGTTCCAATAGCTGGTCAGGAACAGCGGGTGCATGTGCTCAAGGGCGATGCGGACCAATGTCCTGTTGGGGAGGCCGCTCACCAGTAAGCCGTCTTCAGCGCGGATCGCCTCAATGGCAGTTTCGAGGGTGGCCCGCATGGATAAACCACAGACGGCGCGATAACCCAAATCAAGCTTGCAAAGCAGGGAGAGGCAGAAGCCGTTTGCCACCACGCCGTCTGGGACCAGGAAACTGACTGCCGCGCCCTTCTCTAGCGCGTACTGCATGGCCCGCCGATGGGCGTTGGCCTGTACTGGGTAGGGCGACTGATCAGGCGAGACGTTCTGGGGAAGCGACTCAACCCGGATCGGCAACCAAGGCTCTAGGGCCCGTATCCGTCCGTCCCTGTGCTCGCCTGCGAAATACTTGGACGTTGCAGGATCGGTCAGGATCAGTAATTCGGCCCGACCCTCTACAGCGTAAAGGTTGCTCGGGTGCATCAATGACTGAAGGCAGAACTCAAGAAACAGTCGGCTGTGCACGTCGCCCCAAACGACGGCGCAAAAGATGATCTTCATCGCCGGTCCCAATCCCCCGGCATCCATGCCTTGGAATCGGAAACGCCCGCGATGGGCTCCTGCGGGCGCGGTTCGGTCATTTTGGAATTAACTGCGATTGAACCACTATCCTTGGTGGGTGTCAACGCCAAAATCGCCGCATGGTGTTCCTGCCGCTTGAAACAGGACATAACGACCCGCCAAAGGTCGTCCTTGGCGTCCGGCCCGATGAAGGTGTTGTGCTGAAAGCCGTTCACCTCGGCTCTCAGCATCCCCTCGCGGAACTCAAGCCTTATTGGAACCCTCAGGCTCGGGCAGGAAATAGCGGCGGTTGATTGCCCTTGCTCTGCTCTCTGCGGCAACCCAGGCTCGGACAGGGTGGTTACCGCAGTGATTTCAGGGGGGGTGACCACCATGTTAGCGCTCCGGCTTTTTCTGGCCATCGGGGCTAATCACCCGCACTTCACTGGCTGCGCCAAACGTGCCCGGAGTGCGAATCTTGCTATGTCTATATTTTGACGCAGCCACGTAGAGGAGTGCGGGCGTTAGGCGGCGGGCGTTCTTGTCCCGCCACTTCTTGAATGGAAGCCGTTTGCTCACGCCGCCTTCCTTTCCATCAGCCCAAAGTGCCCCGCCAACAGGTCAAGTCCGATCACTAACCTGTCAGGCGATGACGGGGCGCGCTCGTAGCAGCAGCAGTTCGTCACCGCGTCCAGCGTCTGGCGAGAGTGAGCCTGAAGCACGGCCTTTGCCGCCGTGTACGCCGCCTTGATCTGCTCGGACTGCCTAATATCTTCGTCCGACTCCGCACCAGGATCATGCCCGGCACGCGAACCGTCGAACGAAAGCCCCTTCTCAAAGCGCGCGACACGCACGCGCCGCTGATACAGCGAGGCAAACCGCAGGCCCGCGTTCTTGTGGTCAAGGTTGACCGCCCCGCGCGAATATAGCCGCCCCAGCATGTATTCGCTCAAGACTGGATCGCCGCCGCCAACTGCCCTCATTCGCTTCTCCATCAATTCCGGGGTGCCATAGTCCTTACCGCGCCGCAGTTGCCCGTTCGGTTGACGGGGGCCGGGCTTCTTCTTGCGTCCGCGCTTTGCCATGTTGTTTTTCTCCGATCCACAAATAACCTTGGCCCTTGACTGTCTCGATAACGTCGCGTCCAAGCATGTCGCGAATGCCGCAAACCACAACGCGAACCATGTTGCACTCTTCCCGATAGGTGCGGTCCTTGTGCCGGGTGCGGACCCGAATGTGCGCGGCAATGCGTTCTGCGCTCATAGGGCGAGAGGCCGACTCAAGAAAGTCAGCCACCATTCGCTGTTGGTGGGTAAGCAAGTCCCCCGGCCTCTGTAGAGAGTGGCCGCAATATGCACACCGTCGCGTCACTCCGGCTCCTTCCCTTGCAGCACCTTGGATAGCCAATTTCTTGCCCGCGCCGACCATGTAGGCCGCGCGAATGGTGCCCGGTCCTGCATCATCTTCGACGCCACAATTCCCAACTCCTGCAAAATGTAGTGCATCGAGTCGTTGGGCTTTTTGCCTATCAGGAACACGTCGCAGGGAACGCCGGTCTTGGGATGCCAGCCAACGCGGACGTAAAACCGGCCATGTTCGCCAAGGTCAACCTCGACGCTTTCATGCTCTCGTCGTGTGGGGAAGGGGATCATGCGGGGACTGTTTCACGTGGAACCACGCAATCCACATAGCGTGGATAAGCCATCTTGAACGTCACGCTGACCGGGGCCGAACGCAGCACCGCGAACGCCTCCCGCACCCCGCAGGCTTCCCGTACACGCTCGGCAAGGTCGTTAGCCTCCTTGGCCTTTACCGGGTTGCCGAAACTCTTGCGGGCCTGCTGGATGCCATACAGGACGGTGCTGTGGTCGCGCCGGAAGCGGCGGCCTATCTCCTTGGCGGGAATGCCCAGCACGTCAGAGCACAGCCAGAATGCCAGCCAGCGGGCCTGCACACGGCGGCGCTCGCGGCCCTGACTGACCAGTTCGGCGGTCTGTAACCCTGTGTGCTCGGCAACAAGGCGGGTCACAAGGATGATCGGTTGGTTGTTCATGCCGCCACCCTCTGCCCGCGCCACCGCGCCAGCTTCTCCTGCAAAATGAATATCGCCCACGAGCCCCGCTGCGGGTCGTACATGAGGTTCTCCTGGTGCCACGGTGGCGGCTTCCAGTCGGGGTTCTTGCGCTGCTCCCACTCGGTCTGCGCCAGAATGTTCGCCCCGTCCTCGACGGCTTGCCACAGCGGGAAATACCAGCCGTTGGCCTTGGCCTCCTGCACCAGCGCGCGGCGGCCTTCCAGCCACATACGCGCCAGTTCCGGGCGACGGTCGGACGTGTATCCGCCCTTGGTGTTTTTCTTCCATGCGTCCGGGTCGTTGGACTGTTGCGGCTTCGGCATGTCACGCAGCGCCCGGTTGCACTGGTCGATCATCTTGGCAATGGGCGGACGGAACTCCCATTCCCGCTGGCCCCGCTCTATCGCCCGCTCAATGACGGCGACCGGATAGGGGCTCAGGTGGGCCAAGAAATCTTCCGTCAGCGTTCTCCAGGCTTCCGGTGATTTGGCTTCCTGCGGGTAGTGGTTCCACAGTTTCGCCAGCATCACCGCCACCCGCTGCCGCGAGAACTCCGGCGAGCATGGCGTCGAATTTGGACGGGCTGGCATTTGCGTGATCGTCATAAGTGCCTTCCAAAAGCTTGAGGCGGGAACTCGGTTGCAGCAGGAAATCAATGCTGGCGCGCCATTTGCCGTTCGCGCCCCGGCAGAACGAAGACGCCTCCATCTTGCGGAGGGCTTCGTCCCATTCGGCTATCGGGATTTTCATCAGAGCGCGGCGGCGCTGGTCGCTGATCTTGGTGCAGAGGGCCAAAGGGATTCGCTCGGCAACGGTGTTGAAAGCTTCGACCATCGCCTCAACCGGGTACATCGCGCGGGCCAGCGCGTCAGCGCCCTCCCTTCCCTTCCCTTCCCTTTCCTTATTCCCTTTCCCTTCCTCTTCCGGCAGTGACGGCTCAGTGAGTTGTGTGTGAGTACTCACCGCGTCATCCCAGCGAATCTCCATGTCCTTGATCTTGCTAGGGATTGGGCGGTTGACGCGCTGGTGCTCTGCGAAACTGACGACGTGGCCATATCGCTTGCCGTCCTTGCCCGTGCCCAGCCGAATGAAGCCGACGCGGGAGAGGTGTTTGAGGCTGTCGGGAACACTCACTGAGGGCTCACGGAGTGGGCAGCACTCGGCTTTGACGAGCCCTGCGTTGGCGTTAAAGTAGCCGTCGTCGTCGGAATAGTTGAGCAGCGCAGCCGCGAGCATGTGCGTGGCCTCGGGAAGCTCGCTCAGGTCTTCGTGCTTCCAGAAGCTAGGCTTGATCGTGCGGATGCGCGGCATCTCAGTTATCCACCTTCATCTCGTCGCAGGGGTCGTTCGCCAGCGAAACGGCGAGCGCATACGAGCGCCACAGAGGGATTTTGCGTCCAGGTATTTGAGCATCCCCGGCAACAAACCGAAGCCGCGCCAGATGCCATCGCTCGACTTGATGCATCAGTCGCGCCATCAGCCACCCACCAGCGCCGCCGCCTTGGCCCAAACGTAAGCCCTGCGATAGCGTGTCCGCTGGCCGTGCGGGGCGGTCCTGTAACGCTGTCGGGCGACCTCTGCGGCCCAGTCGAAGAGGGTCATGCTGCATTAACCTCTTCAGCGAAAAGGTTGTGTTGATTGTCCTGCGCGTCGATATATCGGCACGCCTGCCGGAAATAGGACTGTTTCAACTCGACGCCGACGAACCTGCGCCCAAGTTTGAGCGCGGTTACGCCCTCGCTGCCGATGCCCATAAATGGCGACAGGACAACCTCGCCAGGATTGCTCCACATGATGCACCCTCGCTCGATCACGTCAAGTTGCAGCGGGCAAAGGTGGCGCTCGTCGCCGGTTTCCTTCGCAGCCCTGACGTTGAGCACATTGCTCTGATTGATGGTCATCCAGACCGGCGATGCCCATTCCTGCCACTGGTCAAGCGGAAATGACTGCGGCGTCTGCTTGATAGGCACGGCATTATCGCCCGGCTTGACGAACGTCATCAGATAGTCCGGCATCCCGCCGCGCGACTTGATGCTGTCTTTCTGCAATTGCTTATAGAGAAGGCCGACATGCTTTGTGCGCGTCATCTCGGTGACGGGGGACTTCCAGATGGTGCGTCGGCTGTGCAAGATCCATCCAGCCGCCTCATGAATGCGGATGATATCGCCGCTGAAATCCTTAATGCCAACCGCACCTTCGCGCCACTTGGTCATCGGCAGGTCGGAACAGTGAACCGCCGTGATGCGGCCCGGCTTGGTGACGCGGAAAATCTCGCGGACCAAATATGCGTAGTGCTCCGCAAACTCGTCATCCGTGCTATTGCCCATGTCGGCAGCGGATTCGCTGTAGACAAAGAGCGACCCAAACGGCGGCGAATAGATCGAGAAATCGACGCAGGCATCGGGCATCTGCGAAATCACGTCAACGCAGTCGCCATTGTATGCCGTGAACTTGTCGCCGTGATGTTCTGCCAGGCAGCGGATCATAGCCATTTCGGAAGCCTCCCATCGTGTGTTGGATTGTAACCAATGCGGGCGACCTGATCGCCGTATACAGCATCACGCATCGCCTGCCGCATCGCGGCGCGCATCCTGTCATGGTCCGCCGCCTTGCGCTCGACGACGCGACCAATCTCCGTCTCGCCTTCGGCCACGACAACATGCACTTGAAGGTTGCGCGTTTGGCCAAAGCGCCAGCATCGGCGGACGGCCTGATACCACGCCTCATAGGAATAGGACCGACCGCAGAAAATCATGCGGGCGCAGTGCGACCAATCAAGGCCGAACCCGAGCATCGACGGCTTGCCGATCAGATGCCGGATGGTGCCCGTCGCAAATCCTTCAATGCGTTCCTCTTTCTTCTCGGTAGGCATCGATCCCCGCACATCAAGCGCGGTCGGGATCGCGGCCAGCAAGGCATCGGCCTCATAATCGGTGTCGCACCAGATGATCCACGGCTCGCTGGCATCTTCTGCCACGATGGCCGCGACCTTCTCCGCACGGGCGGCGCTCGTCTGCCGCTTCACGTCATGCATGTTGGTCGCGCTCATGTTGACCTGGCCGAACATATCGGACAGGTCGCTGTCCACGTTGCTGTCGCGGGCACGGTGGCGGATGACGTCGAATGGTGGCAGCACATAGCCGTCATCGTTGTCGCCCAGGTCGGACGGCAGGCTGGCCATGCGTGCCCACGATGCCATCCATCGCCAGAAATCGCGCTCGGCATGACCCTTGAGACGCCAAGTCTGCGACGCGGTGGACGCATCGTTGATAAACCAACGGCTCAACATTTCGTTGGCCTGCATAATCGACAGGAACTCAGCATAATTGCCGATCTCCATGTGATCGTTGGGCGCAGGTGTTGCCGTGGCGGCCAGCCGGAAACGATGCCCACCAAATGCCGCGATCAATGCCTTGGTGGTTTTGCCGGTGAAGCTCTTAAGGATCGACGCCTCATCCAGCGCGACCGCGCCGAAGGCAGACGGGTCCAACTTTTCCAGACGGTCATAGTTGCAGATGTTGATGCCCGGCCCGGCTTCGGACTGGTCGCGGATCACTCGCGCCTCATAGCCCCAGCGTTCGGCGCGGCGGCGCGTCTGGCCGGCGACCGCGAGCGGCGTCAGGATCAGCGCACGTCCATTTGTGGCGCGCATCGCATGATTGCACCATTCCAGCTGCACCTCCGTCTTGCCCATGCCGGTGTCAAGAAAGCATCCCGTCGATCCGACGCGCAGCGCAAATTCGACGCATAGCCGCTGAAACGGGAACAGGTGCGCCGCAAGGTCCGGCACCGTGTCCAGCCCCCGAATGACAGGCGTCACGGCCTTGGATTGCAGAAACGCTGCGTAATTGTGCGGGGCGTTCATGGCCGCACCTTGTAGATGCCGGAAACCTTGCGGCGCTTGATCCCGGCTGCTATCTGCTCGGCAGTGGATAGTTGACCCTCGCGGGCCTCACCCTTGCGGCCACGGGCGATCATGGCCGTGATGGGGCAGCCCTCGGGCGGTTCCGGGTAGCTGCGCGTGCGGATAATCAGGGACTTCATGGGGCTTTGAATGATGTCAGTCATAGGCCGCTCTCCCGTGCGATCTGCTCAAAGTCTTCCGGCGGACGCGGGCGCACATGGTCCTTCAGCATCGCTATCCAGCGATCCTCGCGGATGATGTAAAGCCGCTCGCTCTTGTCGTTTCGGATGGTCAGGAAGTCGTTGTCGGCCAACCATGCGTAGATCGTGCGAAATCCGGTCGCACGCAGCTTCGCCTCGCCAACCAGGCCGTGGACGATCAGGTCGCCCTTGAACCCATCGGCGGCACCGGACAGCGGGACGCGCTTCGCCTCAAACCCGTGCATCTTGTGCAGATTCACGATGGCACGCTCTTCGCGGTTGCCCTTGTTGCGGCTGAAAACGCCCATGTCTTTCACCCACTCCGACCGCCCCGGGTCGGGAATCAGTTAGGCCGCGCAATCACTCAGAGAGCGCAGCATCCGTACTTCCCGCTTCATGTCCCGGCATGTGCGCGTGTGAATAATGCGCTCCACGTCAGGCTCGGGCAGGTTGATCGCAGCGCCAATCTGCGCAGTGTTAAATCCGCGCTGGAATAGCCGCATGATCTGGAGGCGTTCGCGGACGGCCCATTTGTTCATGCCGTCGCCCTCGCCACATAGTCGCGCACCACCGCGCGCTGGGCTTCGTCTATCGGCTTGTGCCCCGCATCGCTTGCGCCATTGCGCCAGCCACACCAGAACGCATACGAGTGATTGTCGCCGGGCTCGGGCCACCCTTCACGGCCCGCGTCGTAGCCAGCTTGCAGGGCCTCATCGTCTAGATCGGCCATTTCAGCGTATGTCGTCGGCGGAACGCGGCTCATGCCCTCGCCCTCGCCAGCACGGCCAGCAGACGCTTGGCGATGAAAGAAAAAGGCCGCCCATGCCGAAGCACAGACGGCCAGTTGCCGCGCACTGACGCCGATACGGCATCCGGGGGGAGGAACCCGTCCTTGTGGAAAGTAGCGCGGGGGATGAAATGAGTCGGAGCGGGCCGGGCTTGATACCGGCTTATGCGTTTCTGACCGGCGGTCGGAAGGCGCTGCAGCGCGTCCGACTCTTGAGGGCAGCCCCCGACAAGGCGGTTCGCACTACCCGCGTCTATTACCGGGCGCGTCCAATCCGCGCCGCCGCTCCGATTGTGTAGCGCGCTGCCCATTGCTAGACAGCCTCGCTTGGATGGATATGGCGCACGTCGCTCGCAGGGCCGAAGGTGCCCTTGGTGCGGGGCCGCCGCGCCTTGGTCGCAGCGACGTGCATGAGTGCTGGCGTCAGTCGTTTGGCGTTCTTCGCGCGCAGTTTCTTGAGGGTGAGGCGCTTTTTCATGCGCCCTCTGCCGGGTAAAGGTCGGGCCGCAGCTTGGTCCGCGCAACCCCGGTTGCCCGCTCAATCGCCAGAACGGCGGTCGGGCTGGCCCGCAAGGACTTGTGCGCCATATAATGCAACCGCTGCTTGGACATGCCCGTGGCCAGCGCCAGGGCGGATAGCCCACCGGCCTTTTTGATTGCTTCGCGAAGCGCGCGTTCCATGCTTGTCATGGGTGCATCCTATACACGGCGGGGGGCATGTCAAAACATTTCTTGCAGGCAGCATGAAAAAGGTTTGACTTGCCGCGCGGGCGTCCCCATACTCTCCCCCATACCCGAATACACGGGGTCAGGGGAGATGAAGATGGAAAACGCGGTTCACCCTTTTGAAGCAGCAAATCTCGGCAAGGCCCCTTTCCGGTTCGTTGCCGCCCGCGAAATCACTTTCCAGGCTCACCCGGGCGCCCCGGTGGTTGCGGGCGGCTCCTGCGACTATTGCGGCACGGCGATTCGCTACGCCTGCATCATTTCAGACATCACGGGCCACACATTCAAGGTCGGCACCGACTGCGTGCACAAGACGTGCGCGAAGGGTGGCCCGATTGCGAGTGCCGCCGACCGCGCTGAGAAGAAGCTGAAGAAGCAGATCGCAGCAAGCCGACTGGCCGCGCGCATCGCCGCCGCCAAGGAATCCCTGCAGAACGCATCCCTGCTGACCGATGCCCCGCATAGCCACCCGACGTTCGCCGCTCGCGGCAAGACCCGTCGCGACGAGGTGCTTTTCTTGCTCAACGCCGGGGCACGGGGCCGCACGACAGCCTGCCGGATCATCGAGGACGCACTGGGGGCCTGAGAAATCTACCCCCCAGTCCCGCCAGCGGAGGCTGGCCCTAAACGCGGGGCGCGCGTGACAGGCCGGAGAGACGGCCACTAACACCGAGGGGAGATGAAGATGGGAAAGCAGACACACACGCCGGGGCCTTGGGAGGTCGGAACCGCAACCAAGACAACAGGCATCACTGTTTTTGCCGGCGAGGATGCAACGTGGGCCCGGGTTTGTCGCAACGTTCGACAGGAGTCAGACGCCCGCCTGATCGCCGCCGCGCCCGAGATGCTCTCTGTTCTGCGCGACTTCATGGTCAACCCCGTGTTTCAGGTAGCCATCGGCGGCAATCCCATCGCCGTTGAAGCCCTGATGCAGCGCGCTAACGCCGCCATCGCCAAGGCCACCGTCGAGCAAGAGGCCTGAGAGATGCCCGCCAGCACAACCTCCCCCCAGAAGCGCCCGACCGCCGTCCCCCCGGTCCAAGCGCGTGTGTTGGCGGGCTGCCATTCAACGGAGTTCTACATGAGCCACCACCCATTCTTCCCCGCCACGCTGGACACAGCCATGACGGAACTGCGCGCCAACGCTCACCGGCTGATTGCACAGGCTCAAGCGTGCGCCGCACTGGCCCGGTTTGGTGCCGAGCATGACTACCTCCGGCATTTCGCCGCGCAGATTGAAGATGCGGTGATTGAAAACCTTGGCGCGCAACAGAAGGAGGCTGCGGAATGACGACCCGCGATCTACTCACCGAATCCGACGACATTGCAGCAGCCCTTGCCGAGCAGGCGGGCGCTACACGCGGCGACATCTTCTACTGGCCGACAATCAGCGGTCACGCGCTGGGCAAGCTGATCAGTGTTTACGACTGCATAGAGCGCGCCCGTGTTGCCTTGATGAACGGGGACCATGACTTGGTTCGCCTGTGGATTGACGAAGCTGGCCGCACCGATCCGAGGCGGGCCAAGAAGGAGAAAGCAGCATGACCATTAAGACCTGCCTAGAAGCCACATGCCTTGCGGGCGCGCTGTTCTCGCTGGTCCTTGTGTTTGAAGTCATTTCGGCGGGGGTGCTGTGATGCCGTTCCTCTGGTTCCGCAAGAGCCTCGCCAAGCTGTCACCGTTCCAGCGCCTTGTTTGCTGCGCGCTGCTTCAGGGATCAACCCCAAAATGAACGCGTTGAACGACCTTCGCGCCAACCGCGCCGCCCTTAACCGCGAGGACGAAGCCGACCTGGTGCATCACGCCGAGAACCTTGCGCGGTCGGCCATGCTGTTCCCGTCCCTGATCGACTGGAGCGCCGTTGCCAAAGCCGAGGAACTGATCAAGGAAGCACGGAAACATGAGCCTCGCTGAACCCCTCTACACGGACAGTCCGCCGCGCGACGGTCACTATTTCATGTTCGGTGAACCGCGCGATTCTGCCAAGCGAATGGGCTCGCGTCCGAAGATTCCCGTCAGGATTTGGACGGTCGAGGAACGGGACGAAGCGGGCGACCTGATCGATGACGTTCGCCAGTACATCATGGCGGGCGACGAACTGGTTTCGCTGACGCAGGAGGAGTGGTTGTTCCTCGCGCGCAGGCCGATCAGCCAAGAAGAATATGAAGCCCTCTTCATTACCGGAGACTGGAAATGACGACGCTAGACGCCAATCTCGCCGCGATCCTGAAAGCATCCGGGCTCGGCAATGACGCCGTCTGGGCTCACAAGCAGTCCGGCAAATACATCATGTACCACTGGGCATGCGAGAAGGCCGCCGCGACGAAGGGGATCAAGTGGGAACCGCCGACCGTGGTTCACGCCGACCCCGCCGCGAAGCTGGCCGTCATCCTGGTTACGGGCCGCTTGGGCGATCAGGTCGAATGGTCCTTTGGCGAGGCCGCACCCTACAACACGACGCAGACATACCCGTTCGCCATGGCAGAGAAGCGCGCGAAAGACCGCGTTGTCCTGAAGCTGATCGGCCTGCACGGGCTCGCCTATTCCGAGGAAGAGGCGGACACATTCAAGGACGGGGGAGCCCCGCCGGCCAACGGCAACAAGCCCACCCCAACCCCGCCGCCCAAGGATGCGCGAACCGAGAAGATCGAGGAACTGCGCGCCTATGCCCAGCAAGTGAAAGAGGCGCTGGAACTGGCCCCCGATGTTCACACGGTC